GAAGCGAGTCCGCAGGACGTAGTGTCGCCCACAATACCGCTCACACCGTTTTTAAGCGTTGCGAAGCAAAGCTTGTCAAAATAGCGGAATGAGGTGATTGAGGACTTACATGACTGAACAGGAATGGAGGATGCGTTAGCATCAACGACTGAAGTTTTTTGAGTTGCCATATGTCGAAATTTTTAGTGATTTTATGACGGAGGTGTTTTCTCCCCTTTAGGGCATAGGGGGAGTCGAAATGGGGTGGTTAATACACTTGCAGATATACTATATAATATATAGGTATAAAAGTGACGGGGTACTTTCAAAATAAGTAATATACAGGGGTATTTGTGTATAAGCTATATAATATAGTATTATGGTTATGCGTAGCATAATGTAACATTTTATGTAGTAATACGTAAAAAGGTGTACATATAATATATAGATATGATAGATAGGGAATTACTTAAACAATGGGAAGATACCATACATAAGGAAAGGTTATTAAGGGAAGTTTGTGGCAAACCTGTCATACTAACAGCAGACAATAAAGGTAGCTCAGTAGGCTATAATATAGAATGTCCAGAATGTAAAAGTACGATTAAGGTCAGGCAGAAGGACTTTGGTAAGTATCTATATAATGCATTGTATGAATGCCCACAATCAAAGGCACACGGCCATGGTTGGTGGGGCACATTCCTTAATATGATATTAAATTAATATAGGTTCATTTATGAACCGGTTATGAACGAAGTGAATAATGAGTTGCTTAAATATCCTAGATAAAATTGGTATAATGCTTGAACAATTAAGCATAACTAAACATATGATGCAAGAGGATGGTATTAGACCTAAACAATTAGAAAGGCTTAAGGAGGAGTATGATATACTTAAAACTGATATTAGGAATATGTATTTTGACCTATTTAAAGTCATTAGAAACTAAAATTAAAAAATTATTAAACGATGAAAATAGAACCATGTGATTTGAGCATGAGCGCAGACTTAACACTTGTTAAGTTGTATAAACCGAGGAGTCGTAAAGAAAAGCAGACAGTACTCGATGATGAAAAGAATAAAGGTAAGGACCCTAAGAAAGATATAATGGCACTTAAGGTTGAAGAGACTAAGGTTATGTACAATATACAGACAGCTGAAATAGTTGCCATAAGTAAATTGAATAAGCAATATGAGGTAGGTGACATAGTTATAGTGGACTATCGTAAACTTAAGGACTTTGACCTATTCAAACAGGTTAGTGCTATCAATACGTATGACATAATGGGTAAGGTACTCATTGAAGGTAAAGATTATGGAGATACAGTTGAGGACGACATTACATAAAAAGCTATTAGCAGACTAACTATATTTTAAGGGTTACACCAAAAAAGTGTAACCTTTTTTATTGCCTATACGTTAAATGGTATGACGTACATAAATGCATAAAGGTTAATTGCAAATATGTTCATCCTCAGAGTCCCTTAGGAAAGGCATAAGTAAAGGATTAGAAGTTGGGTTGGTAACTACAAATAGTAGTGAGGTTCTCCCCGATAGCGTCAAAAAAGACTACTCTATAAGTTATTAGGTCGGTGTCCAGCACAACAGGACTATTAACAGGTGAGATTGAGAAAGCCGATGTGGGTGCAAGCCAATAGGTAGCGTACGGTAATAACGAAGTGACTAGTTAAAATGGCTAAAATAAATAAGTGGAAGCCTAAAAGTGGGTTAAGTTCATCCACTAAGGGGCTTCCTATTAAGTTAAATAAACAACATAGCAAATATGTTAAACATATGAAACTTACTAAAATTACAGATTTAGACAATAGTGTAAAGGTTAGTAAGTCGGCCAAAATAACACCTTCATATATACTATAGTATAGGCGTATGAAGGAGCGAGAGTATGTGTGGCGAGACTACCTACTTAAAGTAGGTATGGCTTAGTTTGACCCTAAATAGGGTCTTTTTTATTTTTACTAAAATGTAACATTATTAATTAGCTATACGTATACTACTAAAATTGTTTGTTATGGGCAACTGGGGTTTGATACTTCTGATTGAGCTAGGCGTGGTGATAGCTACTGCTCTTGGTGTTGTGTTAGGTGAGATGCTTACACATAAGTTACTTAACACTAAAGCCATAGTGTACACACTAGACCTAAACTTGCAGGAGGAAGGTGAGTCTATGGCAGACTTTGTGCAACGTGCACGTGAACAAAATTTAGGTCAATATGAGGTTATCTAAGGACGACAAAGAGGATATAATTGAGTGGGCTGAGATAGTTTTGTTAGTTAGTGAATTAATAATTTTATTTATGTGGCTACCGAGGATTTAACTAAGCGCTTTTGGCGTAAGATCAAGTACTCCACAAATGCTACTAATTGTGGCAACTGTCGGCATGCTGACAAAGCTCAATGGGTTGGGGACGATGGTGTGTGCAATTTATTTGCTGCATTATCTTTTAAGGTACTACGGCAAGGTATTTGCAAACTTCATTCAGCATTTAATGGTGGTAATATTAAACATTAGTTTATGGGTTTAAATATATTTAGGCGTCATACTGAGCGCACGCTCATATGGCAGGACAAAGATAAGGAGATTTTTGACGAGGACTACAAACGTACATATACGTTGTTCTCAGGCGTTATTAACTGGGTTAATTCCTTTAATTTACGCAATGATTTGAGTAGGTTGCATAGTGGAAATAAAATTGGGTTTAGTAAACATGGTAAGTAAAGATATATATGAATACCTAACGACTGCCGATTGGTTTGGCTCGTTAGAGAAGGGTACAAGGTTGTACTATGACTTTTCACGTGGTGGGTACATCTACCACTATGAGCGTACTAGTACTTCAAACGACGAACATTACTCTAGTAATGAGTTTTCTTCGTACGATTATTTTATTTCTGTTGACATCGCTGACGAACAAATTCGTAGGGGTGCTTTGTTACCAGGTCCATTACTTGGTGCTATAGAAGAGGGTAGTAAGTAATGAGTGAGCGATTTAAGTATGGTGACCTTATAATTAGGTGTTGCCAGTGTGGGGACAAGCAGGTAGTTGAATCTATGGTTCAAGACGGTCGTGCTATATACCTATTTAATACTGCAGACTCTTCATTGCGTCTATCATGCGATAAGTGTAAGGTGGCAATGGAGATGTTGATAGTCCCAAATGAGGATATTGAGGACGAACTTAATACCGTTGAAAGCGATGAAGGAGTTCAGGCGAGAGATACAGTACAAGAAGTTATTTAGTGAGTATGTTAGGGTAATGAATGGCATATTTGGGTTGTCTAAGCGTGAGGCTGAGGTATACTCATTTATTATGCAGCTAGACACAGAGTGGGTTAAGCGTTCAGCCAAAGACTACAAAGACGTGTTATCAACTAGCAATCGTCGACTAATTATTAGTGAGTGCAATATTGGCAAGACTAATCTTAGTAGGCTCATTATTTTACTGCGCGAAAAGGGTTTATTAGTTATGAATGCAGACGGCGGCTATGAGGTTCCGTCTGCCATAGCTATACCTCATGGTAGTCGTTCAGTGGAGGTTGTGTTTACGTTAAATGTTGATTATGGTACGGGATCAGGACAAGGTAATTAAACATTTATCATTAATTACAGGCAAGCATACTAAATTAATAGAGCACGTAGTGTACCACCCTTTAAAGTTTACTAAAAAAGTGATGGTGGATCCTGACGATTATCGACCGATCAGGATTCGTTGTTTTGGGGTATTTGCTCCAAAGTACATGCGTAATAAGTGTAATTTTCAACGGTTGACTTACATGGCTGCTGCACTACGTAGCTATCCTGATTTGCACAAGGATGTATTTATTGATCCTACTTTTTCTACTGGCGATGAGGCTATGGCGTACATTAGGGAGTTGTTTGATGCTAATGATGTTAAGTCATTTAATGCAGTGTATTTAGCTATACTTAATGCTATAACAAAGCAAGAAAAAGTTGTGGTTATACCAAAAAAACGTAACAAAAAATCATAGTTTTACATATACTAGGGTAGTAATATATATGTACATATTCATTGGACTCCCGGTTCTGGGGGTAATGAGGAGAGTGGTAAAGTAGTTGCTTGGGATATTGATTATTCGTGGGCTAATATTAATGGTACTTTTCATGACGTACAAACACTAGATTTATCTGACACTTGTGATGGCGTAGACCATAAACATCAAATGACTTCAGAGGTAGTTATTGATGGCACAGATAAACGTATATCCTCTATGCTACTTTGTAATATACGTAGAGCTACTTCTGGTGATACATGGGCTGGCACTATAAGTGGTCAGTTGCCATTATTAATGGAGGTTAATTTTCATTTTGAAATAGATACAGTAGGTTCAAAAGAACGTTCAAGTAAATAATGAAAGTATTTGATATAATATCAGGCGAAGTAATAATAGATCCAAGTCGTCTGATAATACCGGAGTTTAGGAAACTTTGGTCTAGGGATAGGTCTAAAAACAAAGATAAGGCAATGAAAGAAATTGCTTATATCACGTTTTTATTTGATCTTTCAGCTGATAATCCATATAGGGGATATAGTGAGTATGAAAGAGATTTTACCTTAAAAAAGGATTTATTTAATGACCCTAACTGGGAACCAGATGAAGATATTATAGTTGCAATAAGTAAGTTCAAAAAGCTAATGGAAACTACTAATACTCGTGTATTATTAGGTGCTAAAAAAGCAGCAGAGGAATTAGCTAAATGGTTTGAGCAAATTGATTTTACTAAGGTAGATGGATATGGTAAACCCATATTTTCAGCTACTGAACTTGCCCGTAATTTAAAAGAGGTAGGTAGTATAGTGAAATCATTGTCTCAGTTAGAAGAAATGGTTAGGCGAGAGCAATTAGATAAAACAACAACTAGGGGAGGTACAGATATAGGTATGTACGAAATACCTAGGAGTGGAGAAGATTATGGCATATAAAGTAGTAGTCAAGAGAACAGAGAATTCTGATAAGTTTAGGCAAGCAGCCATATGTTATCAGTCTAATGGCTACTACACTGCTATTCCTAGGGGTACTACAGAGTATCGTAAATATTGGGATGAAGAGTATAGGCGTTGTTTATTTGGCTATACTGCAGATGATGGAGATTACATACCAGGGTATTTTTATTTCTACTTGAACTATTCTCCAATACTTTTGAGTGTTGAGACTCAAGTTAAAATGCCAAATGGTAAGACTAGGAAGATAATGAAAAGAGTTAGGGATTTTCCTAGATTTTATGATTATGATAGGGCTTATTTTGAGGCTATAGATGAAGCAGAAAGAACTGGTAAACATTTAGTGGTTATAAAGAAAAGACAGGCTGGCTATAGTTATAAAGGTTCGTCAATGCTTTGTCGTAATTTTTATTTAATACCAGACTCTAAATCATATGCAATTGCTTCAGAGAATGAATTTTTAATCAAAGATGGTTTGTTAACCAAGGCCTGGGATTTAATGGACTTTATTGACGAACATACTCCATGGTCTAAAAAACGTCAAAAGATTGATCAAAAAATGCACAAACGTGCTTCAATGGTTATTAATAAAGATGGCGTACAAACTGAGATAGGATATAAGTCTGAAATAATTGGTATAAGTTTAAAGAACGATCCACAAAAGGCTAGGGGTAAGAAAGCTAAATTAATCCTTTGGGAAGAAGCTGGTAAGTTTCCTAATTTAAAAACTGCTTGGCAGATTGCTAGGCCATCTGTAGAAGATTCTGGTGTTGCTGTAGGTTTAATGATTGCTTACGGTACAGGTGGGTCTGAGGATGCTGACTATACTGGGTTAAAGGATTTATTTTATGAACCTAATGCGTATAATGCATTAGCAATTGAGAATAGTTGGGATGATGAAAGATTTGGTACAGTAGGTGGTTTCTTTGTTCCAGAGTATTTCAATATGTATGGTGAGTACTATGGTGAAGATACATCTTGTCATGGTCAATCATTTATGGATAAGGATGGTAATTCAAATATTCCATTAGCTATAAAATATTCAACAGAGCAAAGAAAGTTAGTACTAGATAATGCTAGTGATAGGTCATCTATTGATAGGTATATTTGTGAGCATCCATTTACTCCGGCTGAGGCTACTTTAAATATTAAAGGTAATATATTCCCTAAGGCGGATCTTATTAGGCATTTGGCTAATATACGTAATTCAAAAAAACTAAGTGGATTCAAACAAGTTGGTGCTTTAGTGTATGATAAAGATAAAATGCTCAGATGGGAAATAAGTGAAAAGAATGAAGATCTTAATAAATATAGACTTGAGCCAGGACAGAATAAACATGGTGCTATAGTTATATGGGAACATCCTGTGGATGATCCTCCATATGGTTTATACATAGCTGGTTGCTTATTACCTGGAGAAAAAGTATTTACAAATGAGGGATTACTTAATGTTGAGGATGTTAATAATACCAATAGACTAGTAGACAAAGATGGCGATTTAGTTAATATTAAAGCATTTCTGAAATACGACAAGGTTGATGAAGATATATATACTCTAAAAATGTCTAATACTTATAGGACAACAACGTTTACCAAAGAACATCCTATATATGTATCAGACCATTCTTTAAATAAACAAAATCTAATAGAAGAAAATTTATTTAATTTTGATTTCAAAAAAGTATCAGATATTAAAGTTGGAAATTGGGTTAAATATCCTAATGTATATTTAGATAAAAAGAATGAAGATTATTGGGAAGTATTTGGAGCAATGCAAGACCCAGATCATTGGTGGTTTCGAGGATTATGGTTAGGAGATGGATGGTGCTCTAAAAACAATATATATATTTGTTTTGATTCTTCTAATTACACACAGATAAAACGATTTGAAGAATACGTAAAAAAATACTATAATAAGAATGTGTATAAACGTATTCGTGGTAATACAATAGAGTGTTGTTTTTCAGATAAATGGTTATCTGGTGATTTACTTAAATTTGGTAGATGTGCGTCTGATAAATTTATTCCAGAACACATTAAATATGAAAACAACATCATTAAACAAAATTTGTTACTTGGTTTTTTAGATTCAAATGGTTGTATATATAAAGATAGAAGAGGATATATATCTTTAGAATTTGTAAG